GTCTTTATCATGTATTGTTACGCATTTTCTGCCATCAATTCGGTTATCCATGCTGTAGCTTACTCTTGCTTTTATAGCGCCATTTGTTACGTAGTGTTGTCTTAGTTTGATCATTTTTTTATCCTCATTTGTTGGTATGCGAAGTGAGCTTAAGCCCACACACCGTTTAATTTTATTTCTAGTTTGCAAGGCCATTTATAAGCCGCCATTGCTGCACTAGCATCGCAAAGATGACTGAAATATGAGTGCTGGCCATACATTTTTACTCGGTAGCAATCTTTCATTTTTTTGTCCTCATCGTTAATGTGAAGCCATTATTACATAGCCAATTATTATTTGCAAGTATTATTGTCAATTTATTTTAATTAAGTGTTATTATTTGGACATAGTTATTCACAAAATCTGTGGATAACTTATTATTGCTTTTGTAATGTTGTGATATATAATTGTTTTATTAGTATTAGTTAGTTTAAGGTTGATATGGCTATTAGATGTCCTATTTGCAAAGGCACAAAAAAGTGCATCGGCCTTGGTAATTTGTTAAAAGATTGTAAAGCATGCCAAGGTATTGGGTTTGTAAAAGATGACGAAACGCCCCCATTAGTAGCGCATATTGCTAGTGTAATAGCTGCTGATGTAATAGCCGATGTTAAAGAAGATAAACAAGACGAGGTTATCGCAAATGGCAAAGCCGAGCGGAAGGCCGAGCGGAAGGCCAAGTAAATATACTGATGAACTAGCAGATTTGATTTGCAAGCGCGTTGGAACCCATACATGGGGTATAGCAAAGATTTGCAATCATTATAGTGATATGCCGCACCCAGATACAATTCGAGAATGGCGCCTACAGAATGAGATATTTTCCGCTCAATACGCACGAGCCAAGCTGCAACAGGCTGACCTTTTAGCCGAAGATTGCTTAGATATAGCAGACGATAGCAACAAAGATACTTGCATTAATGAGGCGGGTTTTGAAGCAGTAGACCACGAGCACGTAAATCGATCAAGACTTCGAATAGACACCCGAAAATGGCTTGCATCTAAGTTGCTCCCAAAGCAATACGGCGACAAAATCCAACTCGAACAAAAAACAGAAGAAAATGAACGTCTGAAAGCTGAGCTATTAGAATTAAGGGCTAAACTTGATGTGCAAAACAGGAAAGATTATTGATGAGGCCACAAGTTTTGGCAACAACTACTGTACTATTGTCTTTAGTATTAGTTATTGTAATTATGCAAAAATATGAATTCCAGGACTGCAAAAAGGCAGGCAATACAACTACTTATTGCTTGCTTGATATAATACGTTAATCGAACAATAATAGCCAAAAAACAAACACTATGATATAATGTGCACAGAAAGCCTAGGGTCATTCCCGAAACTCTGTACCTCAACAGATCGGCTTTCTACTATTAATTGAGGTCACATTGGAGGAAATGTTATGTCGCAAGCCATTTACACGCAAGAACAACTAGATATCGCGTTACTAAAAAATAATCAAAGCAACATATCAAAAACTTTAGATAGAATCGAAAGCAACTTTAATTCTCGTCTTGATAAAATCGATCAAAAAGTAGACTCACATTTCCACTGGATGCTTGGTTTGATAATTGGTATGTATGCTATGGGCGTTACGGGTTTAATTGGTGCGCTTGGGCACGTTTACAATTGGTTTTAGGGGATTAAATGAGCAAACTTGAAAACCCATTTGCGCTTTCAAAAAATATCCACACTATTATAGATACTGTACTTGCTTATTTAAAAGCAGAAAAAAACATCGAACTAGATGAAAGTGAGACTTTGATTTTAAAGTCACAGATATTTTTTAATGTTGCAGAAAATTACCTAAAGCATTAAATAATAAAGAGGATTAAATGGGCAAAAAGATTCAAGACCTTAAAAAATTAACAGATTTAACAAATGAATTTCTAGAGAGATTCTTAACTGCTAGTGATCCGAGAGATTACGATAAAGAACCAGAATATTTTATTCAACAATCGTTGACAGCTCCTTCGGTAATAGCGGCAGAAATAATTGATAAAATAGCTGGTACGTTTCATTTAAATCGCAAGGATATCTTAAATCAATATATTAAAAAACTAAAATTAGCTCTTCGATGGGTTGATCATAAAAAAGAAAATAAGGGTAATCAATGAAAAAAACAGTTGTATCAGCGGTATTATTAGCGGGTCTAGCAAGCACATCTTACGCAGGTAAAATGGTTGCGCCTGGCGTTGAGCTTGTAAGTGAAGAGCAATGGACAACTCCAGGAGCTACAGGGCACGCAGAAGATGCACATCTTTTTTTTTCATCGGCGACAGTAAGTGCAATGGTTGGGTCTGCATTTGGACACGTTTTTCAGAATATCCCGATGACAAGCTCGCATACATTTTCGATCCAAAATACTGATGATATAACAAAGTCTTACGGTGTCTCTATTAAGTTATGTGCTGATAGTTTTTGTACTTTTAACTCGCGCGTTTACAATGTTGTCCCGCATGGCAATTATACAAGTAGCGCTGTCTTGTTTTTAAGTGCATCATTTACTCGTCCAGGCACATATTCTATTATTGCGTCTACAGTTATGGGCGGTGATGCGGGTACTAGCTATAGCACAAGAGCGAGCCTTACAGTCGTGAGATAAGGATTTATAAGAGTGATTACACAAGTAGAAATGGATTTCACGCAGCAATTACTAGCAAGCAAATCATTAGAGTTAAGCGAATATGTATCGTTCGAGATAAGTGTTATCATTGCATCTCATCCGGCCGTTGAATTGGATGACAATAAATCATGCGTTGAAATAGAATATAAAATTTACACCGACAGCTTAGGGCTTGTAACATTTTCAGACATTGAGAGCGCCGCGTATTATCTACAAAGCCTAAAAAAAGAAGAACTTAATACGCAAAAAGCAGAAGCCATATTGCAAGTCTCGCAAGTATGTGCGGATAGCTTGAGTGAAAATGATTGACATAGAAAAAGAAGAAATGGCCTCACGCCTCAGAGGCTCATTGCTTGAGTTTTCACAATTCTTTTTTGAACACATCACAGGGCGTCCTTACATAGTCTCATGCCCGTTAGGGCGAGAATCCCATCATATATCAGTATCACGTGCATTAACAAAGGTCGCAAGACTTGAAGTCCTTAGAGAAATTATAAATCTTCCCCCAGGCAGTGGCAAAAGCACATTTGCTTGTATGTTTTCCGCTTGGTGCTGGGCTGATTATCCAGACTCTAACTTTTTATACATATCTTATTCACATGAGCTTGCAGCAAAGCACACAGCCTTTATTAAAACTGTTGTTGGCTCGCAGATGTACGGCTATTTATTTGATGTACATTTATCTATTGATAGTCGCGCAAAGGACTCATTTAAAACTACTAAAGGCGGCTCGATAAAGGCATTTGGTTCAAGCGGGGCTGTAACAGGTCAAGATGCGGGATTACCAGGTCTTGAACGGTTTAGCGGGTGTGTGATATTAGATGATGCTCACAAGCCAGACGAGGCGCACTCTGACACTATCAGGCAAGGCGTTATTGATAACTATGACGAGACAATTAGACAACGTTGCCGTGGCGTTAATGTACCTATAATATCAATAGGCCAACGGGTTCATGAGGCAGATTTAACGGATTTTTTGCGCTCTGGAAAAGATGTAGACGAATGGCACACAACCATTTTAAAAGGCTTAGATGACGCAGGAAACGCGCTATATCCCGAAATGATGCCAAAAGAAAAGCTATTAGCCCTACAAGATAAGTCACCCTATGTTTTTGCAAGCCAATACCAGCAAGACCCATTGCCATCAGGTGGTGCATTATTTAAGCCAAACTGGTTTGTAATGCTCGACGAAGAGCCAGAGATATTGTGTACATTCATAACAGCCGATACGGCAGAAACAGATAAGCATTATAACGATGCGACTGTATTTAGCTTTTTTGGTCTTTACGAGATTGTATCATTTGGTCGTAAAACTGGCGAGTTTGGACTGCATTGGCTTGATTGTATAGAATTACGCATAGAGCCGAAAGACTTAAAAGAAATGTTTTTAGATTTTTGGCAAGAATGCTCACGGCACAAGGTCATACCACGCATAGCAGCTATTGAAAAAAAGAGCACAGGTGTAACACTTATCTCAACACTACAAGAAATAAGAACAATACAAATCCGCAATATAGAACGCCCTGCATCATCTGGCAGTAAATCAAGCCGATTTATACAAATGCAACATTATGTCGCGTCAAAGTTTATATCTTTTACAAATGGCGCGAAACATGCTGAAATGTGCATTAATCACATGAGCAAAATAACTGCTAATGATACGCACAGACACGATGATATAGCGGATACTTTGTGTGATGCAATTGCAATAGCTTTACGCGATAGAGCGTTTAATGCGCTTATAACCAGTCAACAGGATGTTGATGTAGCTAGCTCAATCATGAGCAATCAAAAACAGATATTAAAGATCAAGGACGATCTCTATGGCAGACTTAAATTATAACGATTCTAAAAAGTCAGGCAGCGAAAGTGATTTAGCCCGTATACAAAAAAACATATCAACGTCATATACTTACTTTAAAGATAATTATAATCGCTATAATGATTTTAGAACATTTGTCTTTAATACCTCTATATCGCAAGCACAAAAAACAATACTTGCAGGGCTTAAAAAACCGCAGATAGAATTTAATATCCTTGAGGCTTACATATCCCGCTTACTCGGTGAATTTATAAAGCATGAGCCATCTATTACGGTTACGCCCGCAGAAGGTGTTCCCGTTCCGGCAGAAGTCGTCGATGTCATAGAAGACTATATACGCCACGTTATTTATGAAGCTGACAAAAACTCAATGTCTTATGAGGTCTATAAAGACATTTTAAGTGGCGGCTTCTCTGTTATTAAAGTCTGGACTGAGTACGCAAGCTCTATGTCTTTAAAGCAGGTCATTAAAACAGCGCGTTGTTTTGACCCAACATTATGCGGTTTTGACCCAATGGCACGTTATAGTCACAAAGGTGACGGAAATTACAGCTTTGAAATATTCCCCATGGCTGAGGATGATTTCAAACGTGAATATCCAGATATATCTACACAAGAATTAAGATTTGCATCTAATTGCGAAGAGTTCACATGGTCTTATAAAACAGATGATAACCAAAAAATTGTTATTGTTTGTGACTATTATGAGAAGAAAAAGAAGCGGAAACAAATCGTAGAACTAACAGACGGCACAGTCATGACCGTTAAAAGCTACAAGCTCATGCAGCAATACTGGATTGATAACAATGTCATAGCGCAAATACCGCAAATACTTAAAAAACGTTGGACAACGCTCGAGACAATCTGCTGTTACAAACTTATTGAAACCCAAATATTAGAGTACGAAGAAACAGACTATACATACTTGCCGCATATTTTTGTTGACGGTAATTCTATATTACTTAGGCAAGGACAAGATAACTGCATGTATCAAATGACACGCCCTTATATTTATCATGCAAAAGGCGTGCAAAACCTTAAAAACTTTGCAGGGCAGTGTCTAGGCAACTACCTCGAAAACATGGTGCAGCATAAGTTTATCATCAAGAAAGAAGCTATTCCGCAAGAGAAGGATTATTTAGAAGCACTA